GTCCTGTACCCAATCTGGCGATTGGACAGGACTGTTACCTTCGCGAGCTATTAAAGGCCTGTAGAATATAATCATACACTGTTGGAACAGTGGGATAATCTTCTATAGGAGTCGTTACGTCGATAATTTCGAATGTAACGTATTGTGAAACGAGGTCAATAATTCTTTGAATTGTTGAACTCTTTCCCTCTTTGGTAAGCTCGTTGATTACGGCGAGAATTAAACTTTCAGAATTAAGTTTTCTGAAGTTTTCACTTATTGTTCGACTAAGATCATCGTCTAGGAACCTTAGAGATTTTACGAAATCTTTAGGGTATTTCTTTGATTTAGATTTTATCCAAGTTTGACTCCATTGTTTTACTATATGCGGAGTGATATCGAGTTTTTCATTAGAAGGCTGTTCATTAATTGTAATTGAAGGCTGTTCGTTGTGTTTTTCTGTTATGGAAGGACCAGGACGAAGGTTAGATTTTGCAAGAGGATGAAGGTTGGAAGATGGGAGATTAGGTTCTCTGTATGTATCGCATGAGGAGCCATCCTGACATAAATGTTCTAAATAAAGGGACCTAACGGTGATCCGTTTGCGTCGAATACAATCGGTGAATTGTTGTTTTTCGTAGTTAAGTTTAGATCTTCCCTCTTTAACCCAATATTGTGCAATATTCCTGAATTTGTTCACAAGGTAGTCTTTCCCTTCTTCGAGGGGAATCCTATTTTTGAGATCTTTGTTTGTACTTCGGGCAGACAAAGACTGGGTCAGAGTTGCTTCAAACTCTCTGGTCTCTTGATCAAATATTGCAGTACGCCAACAAGAGTTAATTTGACTTATGTAGGAGTCTCTTTCCTCTGAATTAAGTCTATTAAACAGAATTTTAAGGATCACTGATTCTTGAGTCTGCTTTTTTGTGTACGGTAGCATACCAATGCCACCTAATGTTTTGGGTAAATGTAGGGGTGCGAATTTGGCCATGTACCTTAAATCGTGTCCATATTTGCTTTTGATAAGTTTTACAATTGTGAGTTTCTCTTTTTTGCTAGCCTTAGAGATTTCCTTATTATTAACTTCTATAAGTCTTAAATTGTTATCTTCTTCGGGAGACATATCAGTTTTAGGATGTAGGAGCGTTTTGAATTCCGGATAGGAAGGAAATTCGGGAAATCTAGTGGAATAGTAGTTACCACAAAATTGTATTGCTGTTGATGATGTATATTCTTTACTACGATTCATGACAAAACCTATTTGCTCCATTCTGCGATGATATTCATTCATCTCGTACTCTGTCATATTAGAGGCGAGATCGTCACCAAATACATTGCTGTGTCTTTCAGACCCGGCTTTATATACGGCGAATCCATGAAGAAGGCAGAGCAGGACAAAACTGAGTCTTAGACCCATTTGTGTTCCGTTCTTTTGAGGATACCTTATTTCGAGGTACTCTCTACCTTTTTCATCTATTTTGATTATCTTGCTACATGGTTGTATACTGGTTTTCTTCGGAGAACTCAAAAAGTCAGCTAGTTCATAGCGATCTTGGACTTCTATATCCATCATGGGTGTAAGTTGGGATTGCATGAAATTATAAGATTGTTGTCGATTTTTTGGGGCAGGTTCTAGTTCGTCTATGACCTTCTTCATCAGTTCTTCCGGGTTTAAGTGAGGGTACTCATTTATTAATCTAGCTATGGTATCGTTAGATGCATTATAGTCAGACTCTGTCGAACTGTCGATATCAAGTACAACTTGTGTTGGTTCTATCTTGGGCTTTTCGGGTGTTGTAATAGTAGTTAGAGGTTTTTCTTCTTCTATTATTTGTATATCTGAATCGCTGGAGAGAAGATCGATATATGTTGTTGCTGGTTTAGATTCTTGAGGATGTTGAACTTCAGGATGGAGGGATTTGTATCGAAGTCTTTCGGCTGTTAGTGGATTGTTAAGATAATACGTGTTAAACGTGTTATCCAACCTACTATAGTTGAAAGCTCTTCCTTCAATTCTTTTGTCCTGTTGTATCATATCTTCGGTGATGTAAGAGAGACTTTTATCATGCTCAGGGGCTGGAAACGGTGAAACGTCTTCTGTAATAGGTAAGGGAAACTCTTCTTCATCACTTGAATCGATTAGCACAATTTCATTGTTCTGGTTGGCTTTATTTTGTTCGTCTAAATTACCACTATCCCCCATGACTAGGTCTATTAGATTTCCAACATCGTCTTCGGATGATGAATCTAGTATGCTTATTTCTACGGGTACTTTAGTGGATGCGATTTTAGGATCATCTTGTACTTCCTTAAGTAGACTCCCAATTGGTTGGTTTATGCTTTGCATTCTAATAGTTGAACTAGGAGGTCCTTGAGTAGGTCCTATTTTTGCTGGTTTGGTTGGTATTGTCATTGGATAAATACTTTGTCGTTTGACAAAATTATAATCTTTAAAGACGATTATTCTATCGTTTGCATTTGAGGACACAGTCTTCATTGCAAAGCTGGTTTCGATAGGTTCCCATCCTAGTTTCTTTGAGAGGAAATCAAGAATCTTCTTAGAGAAATTGGAATCTATTTCATCAGTTGCATTAGAACAATCCGATTCAAAGAAACATGAATTAAAATCAGGACGCTTGAGTCTATACTTCATTAACTCGTAACCCTGGTGTTTACTTTTTTCATTCTTAGAATGCATCTTGTACCCAGCTTCGAATAATGGGATATTCTTGAGTATCTGGGTTAATTGATTATTAATTCGTGATAATATGGATGATGATACTGCGGAGCTTTTTGTAAGGAATCTTAACTTACCACCTCTTTCTCTGATTACGATCGGATAGAGTTCAATTTGTTGATATTCTGGTTCAAATGCTGCGGTATGGACTTCATTCCACCAATCCGTTTTAGACATTTCTCTTTCTCTTATACCTTTTCTGACTAGTCTCCTACGAAAATATTCGTAGGCCCCCCCTTCTTTCAAGTTATGCTCAATACAAGCATTTCTATTGTAAGTCGGAGAGGATCTTTTAGCAATATTATATTCTAAAGGAGGACAAGTTCTGAAAATGTATTCGAGATATTCTTCAAGTTCCCTTTCGACTTTTTCATCGAATTGGGATTCCTTCTGTCGCGTCAAGCGATGGAGGGAGTCCTGTATAAAATTCTCTGAAATTGTTGCTGTATCCCTGATTTTTGATGCCATTTCATAGAAATCTCTTAATTGACCAGCTCGGTCTTTTCCGGCTGAGCCTTTAAGAGCTGCATATCGTGGTGCCCATTTGAGGTCTGGTATATTATACCAGATTCCCCAGATAGGTTTTACTTTAGGCCTATGAATTGGTTCATCTTCAAGGATAGGTAGGGATCTTCCGAAATTACTTACTATTTGTAATATCCGCCACCTTTGTTGAGCATTCCTCAGAACGTTGGTTCTTTGGAGTATTCTTAATGTGGATGGAATACAATAATGGTTATAATTTCTAATGGATTTCTCTATTGGAACTTGAACGGCAGCTTTAAGATTTTTTATTGTGTTGACTTGGTCGATTGTCTGGTTATTATTATATACAAGGGATTGTAAAAGGATAGATAGGACTTGAACTTGATCTCGTCCTCTTATCTTCATCCCGGAAAATTCTAATATACAGTTAAGACTTTCCCAGCAACCAATAATAAATCTAAAAGATACCGATGAGAAAGGTTTTAATTCTCTTTTCTTAGTTAGTTGGATTAAAAATTTCTTTGGAAGTTTCTGCCCAGTGCTGTTGAGGGTGTACTTTAGTGCTTCTTCAAGTTGTACGCTTGGATAGTATCTACCGGCTTTCTCTTTTTCATGGATAAAAGAGAAACTTTGTGGGACTATTCCGGTTGGCGGAAACATTTCTTTGATTGTTTTTCCAACATCTAAGAGCCGTGACCACCTTTGGGACATAAGTTTTCGAAAGTTCTCGGGCTTTCGACGATTAAGAGTTCTCAAAGGTTTAATCAGATTGAGCATCAATCTTAAACAGGATTCGATCTCTGAGGAGGAGTTATGCGTCCCAATACCTGAAGTATCTACGGATAAGGTGGGATCTGCAGCTAGTCTGCGGATCCAGGAACACTGGTATTGGGTTAGGATATTCTCCATCTGAATTTGGGGACAACTAATTATTACCACTTTAGAGCTGGTAACAGTTTGTTGTCGGGTTCG